CTTCCACGTGGTTTTCCAGCGCACGATGAAACATGAACTGGTAATCAAATCCGAAGATGTTGTAGCCGATGATGATGTCGGGGTCCTCGCGCTGCACGAGCTCGGTCCAGGCCTGCAGCAGCTTGCGCTCGGTCTTGCAGCTCACGATTTCTGCGGTGGGAACGGGGTCGCATGTTCCCAGTGCAAGGCAGTGGTTCAAATAGGGGCGGTCTTCGCCGTATCGCAGGAAGGTGGAGCCGATGAATGTGACCTTGTCACCCTCTACTGGCGGAAACACGGCGCACAGGGCGTCGTTCATGTGGTTGATTTTGGTTTCGCGGTCCAACGCAGAGGATTGCAGCATGTCCGCAATGGAATGAGCGAGAGCGGCGGGATTAGCGGAATAAGCGTATGCAGCAGCAGCAGCAGCAGCAGCAGCAGCAGTGGCAATTGGTTTTACCGCACCGGTTGCCGTAGTGAACACGCTGCGCCCATCATCGTCGTCTGCGTCGCCATCATCGTCTTCGCCATCGCACTCAGCCAATGCATCGTTTTCTGCCTTCATTTTTTCAAACATGCGCTCGATGGTGTTCACATTCAGCATGACGTCGGGGTCGGCTTCTTCCACCAATGCGTTGATGGGCGTGGACCACATGCGCTCAAATGCGGCATCCAGTTGTGCCGGAGTTGGCACGGTTTTGGTGTAAATGCGCTCAATGTCATCGTGTATCGTGAAAGACACAGGCGGCTGCGTTTTTTTGTCATGGAACGCGGTGCGAATCATGCGATGCACTTCCGACCGGGTTGTAGATTCGGGCGTCTTCAGACACACGTCCACGATGTTGGAGGCGAGTTTTTTGTAGCTTTTAATCGGAACCGGGAAATCGCCGTGGCTGCTGCTGGCTTCAATGTCAAAACTCATGATTTTGTAGGGGACGAGTGTCTCCTTTTCGGGCTGTGCAACAACGTCCTTGTGTCCAACGCTGTATTCGTATCGACACGTGGTTTGCTTTTGTGTTTCAATGGGTTCGCCCTTGACCTTGACCCAGCCGGATGGACTGATGTCCTTGATGTGGAAGTAGCGCAACAGGGGCGGGATGTTGGCCTCATATATGTAGGTGTCTTTGTGGCCACGCGGGTTCAGGCGCATGTCGGTCCCTTTGCGCTCATACCACAGGTTCTTCACTTTGTTCATGGTGGCCATGTTTTTGAATTTGAGAAGGAGGAATTTGTGGTCTTTTCCGCCGTCAAACCCGTAGAGCGTCTTGCGGCGCAGGAGCTTGCATTCGTCGACCAAAATGGAATCCTCGCTGAATTTTCCGATGTCTTTTTTCAATTCCGAGATGAAGCGCGCCTTGGCTTCAAACCCCCACGTCTCCGGGACCTTGACGTAGAAGAAGGGCTCGTAATTGCGCACAATGATGCAGCAGGTTTCGCCGCGCTCATTGATGCCGAACATTTGAATTACGAAGTGTTTTTTGTCCTTGGCGTGTTTTTTGAAGCCGCCACTACTGCTATTGCTGCTTGCACTTCCGCTTCCGGTGCCAGTGCCTGGCATTTCATCACGCACCTGAAAATCAAATAGACGGAACGAATGAGCTTCTGACATATTCACGTTTTCACGTTTTCACGTTATAGTATGGGTTGGATTCTGTATTTGGAACATGTCTAGTGTTTAATTGTTTTCAATTTTTATTTTATTTCATGTTATTCATTTCATTTTATTTCATTTTCATTGTATGGATATAGATGTAATGCGCAAATAATATAAAATTATAGTGTCATGTGCATTTATAATTACACATTCAAAAATCAATACAATGAGTAGCGCTGCATCCATTTCCGCCGCAAAGAAACGTCGCGCCAACCAGGTGCAACCGCCCACGCCACAACAGCAACAGCAAAGACCCATGACCGCGCCTTCTTTAGCAAGTTTGACGCCTGCACAACGCCAACAATTTTTGATGCAGCAACAGCAGCGCATGCAACAAATGCAACAACCGCAACAACAACCGCAGCAGCAAAAACTGAGTCAACCAAAACAAGGACAAGGACAAGGACAAGGACAAGGCCAAAGTCAAGGCCAAGGCCAAGGCCAAGGCCAGCCAAATAAAAAGCCGGGATTGACCTGGCCTGCGCCGCCCATTTATCTCATGAAGCAGATGGACACTCTGTTGTTTCAACAAAGTCAATCGATTGATGACATTAAAAATCGGTTGAATTGCATCGAAAGTGGTTCATTGCCTGGAGCGCATTCATCATCATCATCCGATGGGACGTCGTCGTCGTTGTCCTTAGAGCAGATTAAGCCGGAGCTCATGAGCGATGAGGAGTTTGTGTCCGGTATTGTGGACAACATCATGACCAATTCCAACTTGTCTGACATCATTGAACAGATTGATGCCGTGCAAAATGAAAATAGGGAACTGCGCGAACTGCTTTACGCGCAGCAAAAGACCATCAACGAAATGAACATCATGTTGCTGAAATTGTTTAGCCAGAGCATGACACCACCCCCAACCCCAACACCAATCGCAACATCAACCCCAACCCCAACCCCAATAACCGATGCAACAATAATGGATGCAGATGCGGACACAGATGCAGATGCAGACCAAGAAGATGAACAAGGTGACGGCTCCAACATTCAATTGGAGGTGTCAAACATGCAAACGGTGGATTAAAGTGAAGTGAATTGAGGTCCTCGTAATATTTATATGAAATTATTGTCGCATATAAATAAGCATGTGCATAAGTATTTAAAAAATTGATTGCATCATTTATTAGCAATTCATTCGTTCATCCGTTCATCCGTTCATCCGTTCATGCAGTCGGTGTTTGCGGTGCTCATTTTTTGCGTTGTGCTGTTTCTGTATTTGCACATTTATTTCCACATGAAAACTAGTAACGACTTGGAGGTGTATGAAATTGACCAGCCATCTAAAGACAAATTGGAAGAGGTGTGCGATTTGCGGCAGCCGGTGCTGTTTGAATATGCCAACGAGCGGTTGATGGAATCCTGCACCCTGAATGCAATGCGCGCCACATACGGCGCATTCGATGTGCGCCTGCGCAACGTGAAGGATTCCGCAGATGAAACTGACACAACCGCATTGCATGTTCCGTTGACGCTGCACGCCGCGGCGGAAGCGTTTCACAGCGACAAGGACTCGCGCTACATCAGCGAGAACAATGGCGACTTCTTAGAGGAAACGGGCCTGACCAAAACGTTCAAATACAATGACGCGTTTTTGCGGCCGTCCATGGTGAGCAAGTGCATGTATGATGTCGTGTGCGCATCGCCCGGGACCGCAACGCCTCTGCGGTACGAGCTGAATTATCGCAACTATTATTTGGTGACGCAGGGCAGCGTTAAGCTGCGGCTGATTGCCCCGCACGCCAGCAAGTACCTGTACCCCGTCGCCGATTACGACAATTTCGAGTTTCGGTCGCCCGTCAATCCGTGGACAACACAGGCGGAGTACCGCGCCGATTTTGACAAGATTAAAACCATGGACGTGGAGCTGCGCGCGGGACAAATCATTTACATCCCAGCATATTGGTGGTGCAGCATGCAGTTCCCTGCATCCGCGGTTTCAACCATTTGCTGTTTCAAGTATCGCACGTACATGAACACTGTCAGCATATTGGACAAGCTGTGCATGTGGTTGCTGCAGCAGCAAAATGTGAAGCGCGATGTCATTGAGAAAAAAATAACAGCTTCTACGGCGAACGCGAATGCATCAATTGATGTCGCCAGTGCCACCATCACCAGTGCTGCTGACGCCAGTGCTGCTATCGCTGACGCCAGTGCCACTGACGACAGCGCCGGCAGCAGATAAGAATTCGGCCGCAGTGATGCGTTCTTCAGCGGGAGACAGTGCGCGTCGAAATAATTCACGCATGGGTTCATCCGGAATTTTGTCAAAATATGCGGGATTGACGTGACCGATTTTGTCGTCAGTATCAAAAAAATCGACAGGGTAATCTTTCGGATAGGCAGTGCACTTGCGCAACACAATCAGCGTGAAAAACATTAGCGCAAATGACCACACGTCGTGGTGCTTTTGGGTTTTCGTCCAGGTGTATGTGTCCATGTCAATGTTTGGATTGAAGCCGTTGCCAGTTTCCGGTGCGCAAAAGGGTTTGGTTCCTCCAGTGCCGTCGCCAACGCCAGGGCTGCCCGACATTCCAAAATCAATGAGATAGAGCGTCTCTTCCCCCGAACTGCTGGAATCCGGTTCCCAACGGACATCCCGAATCAGGGTGTTTCCAGGTTTGATGTCCCCGTGCACGATGTTGTGCGCGTGCAAATGCGTCAGCGCTTCGGCCATTTGAATGCACAGCCGCATGATTTGCGCAGTTGTCGGAGGATTGAACACCGTTTTGAACCATGTGTCGAGCGTGCGAGAGTGTGTTAAAACGGGCTGAATGCTGTACGATATGTGGTGAAACAGCGTGCGCTCGCTGGCGGGAATTTTGTGGATGCTATTCAAATGCACGTGCGCCGGGATGATGATGTGGTGTGCGTGGTCAATTCCGCACCCGTGCACCAGGGGCAACTTGTGGTCCGGTTGCATGTGCATGATTTGCGACACCACAAAATGCTCCGACTCGATTTGCGAATTGTCAAATGCGTGCTCGACGCGCACCATGAAGTCATTGATGCGGAACATGCCGACCATGTGGCTCAATCGCCGGTACATGTTGAACATTTGCGGATGGTCAAACACGTTCACATCCGAGACGTCAATCTGAAGTTCTGGGCGACGTTTGATTTTGCCAATGAATTTTGGGATTTCTTCCTTGCAGGTTGTGTATTTACGAATCGTCGTTTTCCTGTGGTCCGAGAAAAAATACAGTTGCCGAATCATTGCAATGAGCGGTCGAATATCGTTTCGTGCCGCGGTTTTCCATCGGGATATGACATCCATCTCGGGTTCATATTCGAATGCATCGAAATCATCGATGGGGGTCGTCGGCGCTATGGAATCCATGTCAATGGTTTCCACCACAATGTCTTCGGGTGAAACGCGAACCGTGATGGGTGGTGTTGGATTTTCATAAAATGAATATTTTGAATCCATTAATTTTTTAATAATCCCCTTAATGAATTTAAACATATCATACTATTATAGTATTTTATTTTGGGTTTATATTGTTTGTACTGTATAAAAAATATAAACACATTGCATGAATGACAATAACCAACCAAACCAATGCACCATTCACCAGGAATGAAACCGGCAATAGACATGCCGCTGCTTGAAAAGGCGCTGGAGAACGAAAATAACACCGCTGTCTCTCAGTTAAACACGCGCAAAATTGGTGCAGAAAAAATGCGCCAGCTGATTCAACTGGGACTCGTCTCATCGGTGCTTGCCGACTACGCCTACAAGCTGAGAGATTATCGGTACGTGGACGATTTAAACGGACTCACGCACGGAGCTTACATTCGATGGATTGATTTGAAGAACCCGGAACGCCTTTGTCTTGCTCGCGGGGCAATCATTTGTGACATTAAAATCGGGGAAAAGGGGGTGCAGTTGTTGTGCAAAACGCACCCCAATCCCGCATTGTTTCATGTCATCATGGACGAGGTCCTAATTTTTCAGCGCCTGAGCCAGCAAGAACGCGTCATTCTTTCTGCAATGGATTATTTGGATGATGTTGACGATGCCGACGCAACAACGAGCGACTCGGACTTGGACTTGGACTCGGAGTCGGAGTCGGGCAAATGATGCGACTGATGATGCGACTGATGATGCGACTGATGATGCGACTGATGCAACTGTTTTAGCTCTTCATATTCACAACGCTTAATGATGACGCAATCATCGGCAAGAATCAATTGTTCGTGTTTGGGACCGGTCGTCTTGGGTTTGACAAGATACACAATGCCGTCGCGCATTTTGCCCAAACACCATGCACACATTTTGAATGCTAAAGTGGGCGCCAGTTCGGCAATGAAGAAAAGCATTGGCTTGAAATTATTTATATGTCTTGAGTTATTTTTATATTTTTATTATCATTTAGTCGCAATTGATGCAACGTTTTTGCGAGTTTTGGTGAGTTTTCTTCCTTTGCGAGCGGCGGCGTGCAACTGGGCTTTCCCCTTGCACGACATGCCAAAGTATTTCAATCCCTTTTTTCCAAAGACGCTGGTGGTGCAGAGCGAAATTGCATTTTGAGTGCCCGTTTTTTTCTCAACGGATTTGATGCATTTGCACAACTTGGTTGCTAAAATGTCCTCCGCCTTTCGTTTTATATCGTTGCTGCTTAAATTGGCAAATGGGAGTTTGTAATACGAGAGAATTTTTTCATAATCCGACTTGGTCATGTTCATATTCGTGGGGGTGAGATGCATGTGTTGGTTGCCTTGCTTTGTGTGTTGCCTTGTTTTGCTTTGCTTTGCGTTGTGCAATTGCGCAATTGTTCCAATGTTTCAAAACCAAAACACCGATGGGGTCCTATTAAACCATGATAAAAAAATAAAAATCATAATTCATTGCCCACAAATAAACATGCATTTTAAATATTGAATTATTATAGTTTAAATTTAATCTAATTTAATTTATTTAGGTGCCATTTACACACATACAACATTAGCACGATGGCAATGGTGGATGCACCCACAAAAAAAATAGTAGTGCTTGATGTGGATGAAACACTGGGGTACTTTGTGGAACTGGGCATTTTTTGCGATGCCCTCACCAAAATTGCATGGAACAATGATGCGACGGGGCAGTACGCGCAATTCAACCGTTTAATGGACCTGTATCCTGAATTCCTTCGCCCGAACATTCTGGACCTGCTGACGTTTTTAAAAATGAAAAAGGACTCCAACGAGTGCTGCGGCGTCATGGTTTACACCAACAACAACGGTCCGCGCCTGTGGGTGGAACACATTGTCAAATACATGGAATCCAAACTGGGCGCTCGACTGTTTGACCAAATTGTGGCAGCGTTCAAAGTGAACGGGCAGGTCATCGAAATGGGTCGCACCACACACGACAAAACGTACGACGACTTGCTTCGATGCACCAGGCTGCCAGCCAATGTGGAGGTGTGTTTCTTGGACGACCAAATGCACTCGCAAATGGAGCACGAGCAAGTGTATTATATCCATGTAAAACCCTATGTGCATCAGCTCAACATACAAACATTAATAGACCGGTTCATGCAGTCATCGGCGCTGCGGGCCACCATTGGTCACATGTCAATCGCCGAGGTTCGGCAACGCATCACCAAATTCATGCAGCCATTTCAGGCAACGCACGTTCCAAAAGACCCGATGGAACAGGACATTGACGCCATCATCAGCAAAAAAATAATGGAACATTTGAACTCGTTTTTTAAAGGCGTGGTGAAAACGAATGCAAGCCAATTGCCCCAACCTTCCACTTCCAATCATTCAAATACCTTAAAAATGAAACATCAACCCGATTTAAAAACAAAAACTGTGAAGAATAATAAGAATAAACTTTAGCATAATCATTTTATCATAATTGTTTTATCATAATTGTTTTATCATAATTGTTTTATCATAATTATTTTATCATAATTATTTTAATTATTTTATCGTGTATGTGTATAACCCCAATCACCCCTCGATGTTCAACTTTTCCAGTTTCCTTTACCTCGTTTTTCTGTTCTACGTGCTCAGCCCGAATGTGCTGCTGCGCATCCCTCCCAACGGGTCCAAGCACGTCGTTGCATTCGTGCACGCCGTCGTGTTTGCGCTGGTGTACTACTACACGTCGGGCTACGTCAGCGGAATGCTCGGTTCACTTTGAACTCCGAATTAACGTGTTTTGTTTTATAAATTTAAATTTGAATTTATAAGATTTGCATCATTCATTCGGCCATTCGTGTCCTGCGATTGAAAGACTTATGGACACGGCGGCGCGTTGTGTTTGTGGATTTGCGTTTTCCCCCTTTTGACTTCATGTCCCCCGCCACCACCACCACATTATTGTGCGCATCCGCAAAAATGTGTTTGATCTGGTTTAATTTTGACTTTATTTTTTCTCCAATGCTGGACATGGTTGAGGCACGTTTTGAAGAAGCAGTGGATGCTTCATTGATATGTAGATTTAACACCGTGTGAGATTTGGGAGATTTGGGCGATTTGGGCGATTTGGGAAATTGCAATTTCATTGGGTCAAATGCTGCACTTTGACGGCCTCCCAACATGCCTTTGACATGTTTAGCTGCAGCGGCAGCACTTATGGTGGTCGGACCAAGTTGACTGCCAACATCAATGCAAGCACATGTTTCTCTGGCCAACCATTCTTGTTGCATGGTTATGACCTCACGTATCATGTTGTTGAACAAATCACGGTCAAACATAAGCTGTTGCTCAGCTAAATATGGTTTGGCGGTCTCAAAGTTAACGACATGCCATATTCGCAAAAATGAACGCGGGATTTCTTTGGTTGCCACCATTTCCTCTTCAAATTCCTTTGGAATCCACATTTCAGGAAAATTAAATTGAAATTTATTCGTGCCCATGGTATCCAATGTATGCAATTTGCATCCGCGTTCGAATAGTGAGTTCATGCAAGGTGTGGAATGAGTTCCAGCCACATTGTTAACTAATACACAAATGCCTCGACCAACTGCGAATGTGGTGACATCTGGCTGAGGCAGAGAACTAGGACGCTGCATAAATGGAACTGGAGAGAACATTGGACCGGGTCTTACAATGCCGCGGGGCATACTGTATAACAATGAAAATGATGAGACCTGAAACATTGCGGTCAAGTCATAATGAAATCCAACTAGTCCCGAATCTCGTCGAACATAAAAATCAATGACTACGCTGTGTGACGGGCATTGCATAAATTGATCACCAAATTTGCCATAAGTAAACATCATTTGAAACATCACATTTTTCATCAACAATGATTCAACTGGTGGAGTGATTAAGTTCGCATACATTGTATCATCTAGATATGTCAATCGCACTTCATTCTCACGACGCTCAATTGTTTTGTAATCAATTTTTTGTTTGACACAAATTCCAGAAGAAACATCCACTGTGTATAAGTACGGCAGTCTGAATAAAACATTGGCGGGGTCCTGATGCAGATAGTCAAACATCTGACAAATCGGTTCAGACAAAGAGGGGGGAGTGTTAAAACGCGCTGCGACGACCTTTTCCAATGGACACTGCGGCAATTCCAAATTGCCATACACGTGCACATTATCCAGCGTTTTCAGGAACTCCATTGTGATTTCAACTGGGTTAATTTCAATCAAAAAGTCGCTTGGGTTCTCCGTGGGGTGAATCTTAATGTTTTTTCCAAGCACCAATGGGGCATTCATCAAATCGGTGCGATATTGTATGGTGGCAGTCCATTTAAATCTCTCCACCCCAGACGGTTCATAAAAGCAAATGAATGGCGAATTAATACGGTCCGAAACTGGCACTTCGAGGTTGAATTCGACATTGACCACGGGAACGGGAGGGAATGTCATGACCACCTTTTTGGTTCGGTCCGATGATTCACGATTCAATTTGAATGCCATCCGAATGATTTTGGAAGAGGTCAACTCAAATATGGTATGTGCATCATGTTCGGTGATTTTAAAATCAGACTGTGCCAATTGTGATACAGGAATCATGCCATTGCACGTGAGGCACAATAATTGGCTTGGGTCATGCACACCAGCCGCTAATTTATCAAATGTTGTTGGACCTGTTCGAGTGTATAAACACTGTGCCGTTATGTGAGTTATTGTGAAATGTTGGCCCAGTTGTGGGCGTGGTTGTGGTTGCTCATGCGGAAGAACTTTATTGTATGTGGACAATTTGTATTTAAAATAGTTTATATCACTATTTTGTATGGTCTGTGTCGGTGGAAAGGCAGATGCTAAGTATACATTGGGGGCGCTGAATCGTTTTGTAATTAAATCTTTTTTTTGTTTTAGAGTCAGGGCATGAATTGAATCAATTAATCGAACTTCTTCACCTCCAATTAAATTTCTCAAAGCTTGGCAACCATCAAACACCGATTGAATTTGGCCCGATTCAGCATCCTGGTACGGTATTCTGTTGCAATAAAAAAGATATGTTGCCGATAAACTTTCTATTTCAACCACAGTGTTATATAGTTTGTGAGACATTCGATGCACAAATTGTGGGATGTTATGCTGTGATGTAAGGTCCTATGCCGATTTGATTGCGTATATGGGTATTATATGTATTAATATATATTATTTTATGAAACACATAAAATGATAACGGGCTGCATGCAGCCCAACGACATGTGGTTCATTCCACATTCTTGATTTCGGTCCGCGTGGAATTGTTGAATGTGCGGTTTGCTAAATGGAAGCAATCCGGATTCATGGGCGCGAATTTATCGGTTTTGAACAGCAGCGGATGGGTTTGCTGAATTTGGCGCGAATCAATGCGCACGTTGTACAGGTCGCTCTTGGATGACGGCACGTATTCCGATTGCTCGCACCGTTGCAGCGCAAAAAACTGGTTGCGCAGGGTGGATTCCACATTGACCGCCGTGGCATATCCCGACCACGGGGCAACCGCGCTGCCCGGATTGAACACATGTTCCGGGTTGTAAATGGGATAGTTGGCAATTGGCACGGTTGCTTCCTTGCGCTGGTCCAAAATGGGCATGATTGTGTATTTTGAAAGCACGGGGCGCGCGCCCAGCTGCGGTTGCAGCGGTGCCGACGGAACATTGCGGTCGTACATGCGACGGCTCAACTCATCGGTGCGCTCCTGCTGGCAATAAGCAACCCCGTTGGGCACGCCGTAAAAGCGTTCCTGCACCGGGACCTGATAATTGGGTGCTTGAGGGTGCTGCGCTTGAGGGTGCTGCGCTTGATTGGGCCTCTGCATTGTGTATTATTATGGTTGTTGCGGAATTGTTGTTGTTATGGATGTATTTGCACTGTATTGTATAAATATAATATTTATATTTTTTGAACATCATTTAAAGAGTTTGGCCTATTATTTATCATCAATCTTGTTGTTTCCATGTGCGGCATTTTTTATTACGAATCTATCGGCTCCCCCCAAAAACGGATTCCAGTGTCCATTCTGCAGGCCTTGCAAACCAATTTTGCTAAAATCTCTCATCGCGGCCCGGACAACAGCAAATTCATTGTCAACGGTCAGCGTTGCATCGGGTTCCACCGCCTCGCCATCAACGGCTTGGCCTCCAGCGGCGACCAGCCCTTCAACATGCTGGGCTGCGACCTCATTTGCAACGGCGAGATTTACAACCACCGGCAGCTCATTGAAAAGCACGGACTCGCCGATGCGTATGTCAGCGGGTCGGACTGCGAAGTGGTCATCCACCTGTACCGGATGTTCAACGGCGACATGCAGGCCACTCTGCGCGAGTTGGACGGCGTGTTTTCGCTGGTTCTCATTGACAGAGAGCGCAACTTGGTGCACATTGCGCGCGACCCCTTTGGCGTGCGTGCGCTCTACACCGGCAGCACCAACGACTACGAGAGCGACATATCCGTTGCGAGTGAAATGAAGGCGCTGCAGCACTTCAGTCACGTGGAGCAGTTCCCCGGTGGGTGCTTCATGACGGTGTCCAAGGATGGAAACAAATTTGAAACCAAGCTGCAGCCGTATTATCCCGGATTGTGCCTGGATGAAACCCGTGATGTGCATTATATCTACAACTTCGGGACATTTGGTTCGTCGGATGATGCGGACTCATCTCAAGAAAAGCTGGAATTCACCGCTTGCACGCAGATGCGCGCCCTGTTTGAATCGGCGGTGTGCAAGCGGCTGATGAGCGAGCGGCCTGTGGGCTGCCTCCTGTCCGGCGGCCTCGACAGCTCCGTCACAACCGCACTGGTGGTGAGGCACATGGCTCAAGCGCAAGCGACAGGGACGGTAAACACGTACGCTATTGGGCTGGAGGGGTCCGTGGACCTGAAGTGGGCGCGCCGGGTGGCGGAGCATTTGGGCACGCGGCACCACGAGGTGTGCCTGACGGAGCAGCAGTTTTTGGATGCGATTGACGACACCATTTATCAGATTGAGAGCTACGACACCACCACCGTGCGCGCATCGGTGGGCAACTACCTGGTGAGCAAATACATTTACGACAACACGGACAACGTGGTCATATTCTGCGGCGACATGAGCGACGAGATTTTCGGGTCGTATCGCGGGTTCACGAAGGCGCCCAGCGACCACGCGTTCGGGGGCGAGAATGTGCGCATGGTGCGCGACGTGCGCTTCTTTGACCTGCTGCGGTCCGACAAGAGCATCAGCGGGGCGGGATTGGAGGCGCGCGTCCCCTTTGCCGACAAGACGTTTTTGGAGTTTGTCATGAGCCTGCCGCCGTGGATGAAGCGGTTCGGCGACGGCGGCGCCAATTACACCGTGGAAAAGCACCTGTTTCGCAAGGCGTTTGACGGGCTGCTGCCGGACGACGTGATGTGGCGGCGCAAGGAGGCGTTCAGCGACGGCGTGAGCGGGCACGAGCGCACCTGGGTGCAAATCATCAAGGAATATGTGGACAGCCGCGTGAGCGACGTGGAAGTCAGCCTCGCAAACCAGTTGCATAAATTTAAGCACAATGCGCCGTACGACAAGGAGAGTTATTATTATAGGACCGTGTTTGAGCGTCATTTTCCTGGAAAAGGACGCGCAGAAACCATTCCGTATTTTTGGAGGCACCCGTTTTGCGAGGGCACATTGGACCCCTCGGCCCGTCTGCTGAAGGACGTGTACGCGGCGGAAAACCAAGGTTCTCCGCACCTCTCCGACGAATAATAGCCGCGCTTGTTTTATTTTTTATATGTGTGTTTTCCAAAAATCAAATACTAATGAACGACATGTTTATTTGCTGACGTGTCCTTCTCCAATTTGCCGTGTCCAACATGCCATTTCTCTCTGCAACTTGTCAATGCAATTATTGCAAAGCAGAATCCATTTTTCGCCAATGTTTTGATTGTTTATTCCAGTTTTATCTGTTAAAACCATTCCACACCCAAAACATTTGCCAAAATTGCCCATTATTTTTTTATTCCTACATTTATGAGTTTTTTTGTTCGATTTTTTGCAAGAACAAAAAGAAGATAGTTCGGGATAATTTCGTTTAATTAACTTTTTTGACGAAACATAAATCATTGTGCATATAAATGCATATATAATGCAATTGTATTAATATATTAATGTGCTAAAAATCGAAACCAAATCAATCCGAAAATAAGTTTTCCAGGTTTTCTATCAGGTTGACCGTTTTTTTATTTTTATCGGTGCATGTGCGTCTGTAATACCGCAATGGATTTTTCATGATGACCCGCAGCATTTCAATGTCCTGTTTTATGTGTCCGGTCAATTTTATCACGCTGCCATTGTCGAAGTAATTGTCAATGTTGGCACATCCGTAGTATATTGGCATGCAATTGTGCAAAAGCGGTGTTATTATTTTTTCAGAAAAATAATGACCACTATTGTAATTTTCAATGCACACTGAGAACAAATAGGGGTCGTAGGGTTCGATGTCATCATAAAATGTACCTTTCACCGTGTGGAATGAATAATTGGAACTTCCATTGCCGTAAATGTCAATCGGCAACCCACGTTTGATGATTTCCTGGGTTAATTTATGCCTATAAATGTGGCCCGGTGCAAACATTTTATTGCTCACCACAATGGACATGACCTTTTGTTTTTGTTTCATCGTTATTTCGGTCAATGGCGGCGAATACCACAAGTAGCCAAAGTGAGGCACAAACAATGCCGGCAATCCAGTTGCATCCCCTATTAGATATTTTCCAATGTGGCTCATTGCATAATTTACAAATTCGGGGGTCAGATTCAAAAAGGGAATGGGTTCAAATGCTAATCCTATGACATTTTTTTTCGGTATTTTTAAATCCGGCATCATCGTGTTTATTATGATTGCATGAGTGTAATCATCGTGTTCTGTCATGTATATTTTTTGATTTTCCCCATAAAATCCGATTTTGGCTGCATGATTTACTCTCTCATACGTTTCTTTGCAGTTTTCACTGGAAGCAAATGGGCAAAATATTTTAACCCGAATCATTTCCGGTTTGAGTTTTAATGCCTTTAATTTTTTATATCATTACAACATGACTAACAATTGCAATAATAACAACAATAATAATAACAACAATAATAACCATAATAATGAACTTGAATTTGGACCAGGTGGACCACGTGACGCTGGACCTGATGGTGAACCAGCCACAATATGAGAGGTACTTGCGAAACAAAGAGGCCGACCTGACCGGGAAGTACGAAAAAGCCAAACGCTTCTACAAAAAACGGATTTTGGAAATGACGCGCGATTTGCTGAAGGGGGAAACGGTGAACGACATTTTCGTGATTCAGGCGTTTGAGACATTTTCCAAATCGTGCATTACGTATTTTAGGAACAAGGACAAGAACGACACGCTGCAGGAGGAGTACATGGCCGAGTGCAATGCAATCGGGTATCTGCCGCCCATTGTGGAGGACAATGAATGCAATGAATTCAATGAATTCAATGGCGACGACAATGGCGACGACAATGGCAATCAAGCAATTTCGGAATCAACAAAACGCAAACTGGAGATAATGATGTCGTTCGACAAGCACAAAGTGAATGTTCCCACGCTGGACACGTACGTCATCAAGACCACGCCCGCTGAAACCAATCCGCAGCATCGCATCATGACCAATCCCCCCCAAATGAAAGAAATCAACCTGGACGACCCCAAATTTAAAACCAAAGACATTAAGCCAAAACCATCCAAACCCAAGCAAGCGGCCTCTTCCTTAATTTAATGCGTGCAATAATTAAATTATTTGCATAATTTAATTCATTTAAATTACTAAATCCCCCATGAAAATGAAAGCAAAAAAAACAAACAAAAGCAGACGAAAAGGTAAAACCAACAAGGGACGTAATAAGGAACGTAAAATCAGCCGAAAAACAAAACCCCGCAACTACGCAAAGGATTTCGAACGGCTGAAGTGCGGCCCGGTTCAGGAGAATTATTTCACGTGCTACGACAATGACACGCTGCATAAATTAAGAGATGGCTGGAATGCGCGCCACCCCGACGTCCGCATTGAAACGAACGACCCGAAGGAGATTTGGACCGCGCTGAAGCAGAGGTTTGGTCGCATGTGTCGCAACGAGGCGTGCTGGATGAAGCAGCTCATTGGTTCCCCCGCAGAGGGAACAGACGCGTTTGCACCGGAAGCTCCAAAGTCGTGGAACCGCGACCCGGACGAGTGGTTGACCAGCGAAGATATTGAGGATGTCATGAAGCAGTACGAGGACAAGTTTCCCGCGTTTGAGTTTCTGGGACCGTCGCCGAGCGATTACAACGCGCCCAAAGTGGCGGGCGTGTGCGTGTGGGAGGAGCTGTGCAACTTCAGTCTTAAAAAATACGTGGATTCGGGCACGCACAAAATAGGCGTGATTTTCAACACGGACCCGCACACGGAAGACGGGGCGCACTGGGTGTCGTTGTTCATCAACATTGGGTCGGGGTCTGGGTCTGAGTCGGGGGCTGGGTCCAATGACAATTACATCTTCTTTTTCGACAGCACGGGCGACCGCCCGCAAAAAGAAATTCGCGAGTTTGTGAAAACGGTCACGCAGCAGGGGCACGCACTGGGCATCCGGTTTAAGTATTATGAAAACCGGAAGCAGCACCAAAAGCGCAACACGGAGTGCGGCATGTACTCGCTCTTCATGATCGTGAATTTGATTGAAGGCACGCGAACCCCGGAGGAGTTCATGCGCGGCGACCGCATCCCCGACGGACACATGCTGGAATTCCGCAAAGAGTATTTCAACCGCGGTGGAAGCATTTAGACATTTGAATGTGTGTTTTTGTCATTATGCCAAAAAACACATTTAAATAAACATCGGCAATCCAATGCATGAGATATAAAAATATATCATGCAATTTTCACAATCACAGACGGTTCCAACCGTGTGTCTGAACATGATCGTCAAGAACGAGGCGCACATCATTCGGCGCACTCTGGAAATGCTTCTCACCAAGGTCCGGTTTGATTACTGGGTCATTTGCGACACGGGTTCCACGGATTCAACTCGAGAGATAATCCGCGAATTCTTTTCTTCTTCTTCCTCTTCTTCTTCTTCCAAAGGTGTAAACATTCCAGGAGAGCTGCACTGCGACGAATGGGTGAATTTCGCGCACAACCGCACCAAGGCGCTTGAATATGCATTCAACAAAACCGACCTGCTCCTCGTGTTTGATGCCGATGATGAAATTCACGGCACAATTGTGTTGCCGTCCGCCGTGTCTTATGACGAATACCACCTCAAATTCGGCGCACCCAACACGGGCGGCATGACCTACACGCGAACCCTGCTCATCAACAATCGCAAACGGTTCAAATACTTGTCAGTGGTGCACGAATTCATCAGCTGCATGGAGCCGTCGACCAATGAGCAAGCGCGACTATGCGTGCTGGATGGCGACTACTTCGTCGTGTCGGGGCGCAGCGGGGCGCGCAACCAGGATCCCGATAAGTATTTGAAGGATGCGCTTCTCCTGGAAAAGGCGCACGCCGAGGCGATAGCCCAGGGCGACGATTTGCATAAGCGATATGCGTTTTATTGCGCCAACAGCTACCGCGACTGCGGCCGACGCGAGGATGCCATTCGTTGGTACAAAATCACACTGACGCAGGACAACTGGGCGCAGGAGAAATATGTGTCGTGTCTCTACATTTACGAGTGCTACGAAGCACTGGGACAGAAGGAGCACGGGTTTTTCTATTTGGTGAAGGCGTTTTCTTACGACCTGGAGCGCGTGGAGTGCTTGTATCCGCTGATTGTGCATTATTGCTGCGAGGGCATGAACGAAGTGGCGCACAACTATTATCGCGTGGTTGAAAAACAATTTCTCCAGAATGGTTGGAATGAAACCAGCGGCAAGCTGTTCCTGCATACGGACAAGGCCGACTTCTTCGTGCCGTATTACATGATCATTGTGGCGGACCGAGTGGGAGACCGCGCGTGCGGCATTCGCATGTATGAAACCGTTTTCAAACGGAAACATCGCGTGCTGAGCACATGGCATCTGCGAAACCTGATGTTCAATCTGCGGTTTTTCATCGGACATGTTGGTCAGGATGCATTGGGCGCGTTTGCGGCGCTAACCAACGGTTATTTGCAGTTCATTCGAGAGAATGGCGTGCCGTTGAGCACATTTGACGAGGTTGTGAAAGATTTTAATTACGATAAATATGGAATTCATTTATTAGACCCAATGACAAAACCATTAATTGTGTCGAATTTCTCTCGTTCCGTGTGCAAGAGAAGTCGAAACATCCTGGTTTACACGGGGTACTGCAACGTGCCGTGGAATTACAGCAGCATGAAACGGGGGGCATTGGGCGGCTCCGAAAAGGCGGTTGCGTGCCTGGCCCAAGAGCTGTGTCGCAATGGATACACCGTCTACGTGTCGGGAACAGTGCAGCCGGAAGAATGTCATGAGGACGGCGTGCTTGTGAAATACGTGGGACTGTCCGGTTTGCCGGAGCTGCTGCGCACCACCGCATTTCACACCGTGGTGTGTTCGCGCTACATTTCATTTTTAGAACTGTATGCCGGTGCTTCTTCTTTCTACCAGTTCTACATATGGGCGCATGACACGTACTTGGCACCATATGGTTGCGATTTGAGCGACACGGCAATCATTGAAAAATGGTCGGACCACATTGACGGCTGCGTGTGCCAGACGCAGTGGCATGCGGACGAATATGTGCGCCAATATCCTGCATTGAAATCCAAAATTCGCGTCATAAATAATGGCATTGACCCGGAGCTGTTTCCTCAGCCAATTTCAAAGAAGACCAATCGGTTCATTTACACGTCGCGCACGGAGCGCGGCCTATCTCGAATTCTGGACCTGTGGTCCGACATAATGTCAGCGCTGCCGGATGCCACTCTCGCCATCTCCACCTACGTGGCGTTCCCCTGCAACGACGATGAACGGCGCATTCAGGAGCGCATTGCGCATCTGAATCAAACCTACCTGGGACAGAATGAGGAGGAGGGTCGGATTCAGCACTTGGGCCAGCTTAACCCGACCCAGTTGTACGCGGAAATGGGTGCAGCGGAGTACTGGCTGTATCCCACGGACTGGCCCGAGACGTCGTGCATCACCGCAATGGAAATGCTGATGTCCGAAGTCATTTGTTTTTACTACCCTGTCGCGGGACTGACGGAGACGATGGGCGGATGCGGCATTCAGATTGCGCCTGGTTCCGAAGTGGAGACGGTGATTAACATTGTGAAGCACAACGAAACCGAGCAAACCAAGCAAAGAGAGCAGGGGCGAGCATACGCCGAGAGCTGCTCCTGGGCGAATCGGGCGCAGCAGTGGAATAAAATGGTCGCCGCATCACGCGTTCAACGCGTGGCAATTGTTAATGCGCTTCCGTATCATTATGAAATGTTCGGATACGTCCTACATCATTTTGCGAAAAAGGCATGCAACGGATGCAACGGCGCGATTGTGTCCATTTTCACTGAAACGGGTGGTCGCAATTGGGGATGGTTTGAGTTTTACAAAGAACATTTTGGAAACATGGGATTTGAATTTGAATGCACTGAATTCAATAAATTTAGTGAATTCAAAATTCGGGAGCAGTTTGACGTGATTTTTGTCCCAACCGATGATGACATGGGAATAAAAAGTGAATGGATAGACGAGCGTTTCATTGCGATTGAACACACCCCCATGCTGCGGCGGCCAGAATACCGCCACCGGATTGCGATACGCCCATTTTCAGTGGGGGTTGCATTGCATGACCGATGGGCACTCCCCTGCTACAACATCGCAACTGCGACCGACAAAATGCGCCACATTGATGCAACCACCACAATGAATGTTGCATTGATAGGCGGCTACAGCGACATTAACGTTGATTTCATAAACCGAATTGCGGGCCCGGTGAAACTGCATTTTGTGGGGTGTTGTTGGAATCCCTGCGAGTTTAACACGGCAAGCACGTGTGCAACCAATGAATTTGTGCCCCATGGCGTTTTGCACACGCGCGCCATGATTGAATTATTGAACACGTGCGACTACGTAATAACCGATGTCAATAATGAGGACCACATTGCTGGCAAAAGCATGTCGGGGTCAATTCCGCTCGCGTTTTCAACCCTTACGCCGATTATCATTGGCCGAACAAACAACTCCATTTACAAATTCAAATCGGTGGTTGAAGTTGATCTAACTTCATCCGAACCAATCGTTCTTGAAAAACCGTCACACGAAATGGTGAGCGCGGTTGCATTGGAACGGGACCAACTGGTGCGCATGGCCGATGTGGAATTTGATAGATGTATTCAATGCATTCAATGCATCCAATCGTGCGACGAGTCGTCTCCGTCGTCCCCGTCATCGCCGATTCCGAAACGGGTCATGCAAACGTGGGAGCACAAGCAGTTGAATCCCGAGTTTCAGGCCATTGCAGACACGTGGAAGACGCACAATCCGCAATACGAATTTGTGTTGATGGATGCGGCGGAGCGGGAGCAGTTTATTCGGGCGCATTTTGAACGCGCGGTGGTAACCGCATACCAACAGATCATTCCCGGCGCATACAAGTCCGATTTGTTCCGGTACTGCTACTTGTGGGTTAACGGCGGCGTGTATGTCGACATTGACACCCTGTGTCTGGGATCCCTAGACGACTTTTTAACACCCGGCGCCGAACTGGTGATTCCAATTGATTTGAATTTGAGCGCAAACGAGGGCACGCACAACCTGGCGTGCGGGTTCATTGCAGCCGTGCCGCGACATCCAGCAATGATGCGGTGCATTCAAAAAATTGTGCGCAACGTGGAAACTGGGACCGTGCCCGGCTCCAAACTGGATTTTTCGGGGCCCGGCGTGTTGGGGCGTGCTGTGAATGAATGCCTGAATCGGGGCGAAACCGCGTCGTTCGTGGGCAATGAAGGGCTGCACGCACCCGCAAAGATTCATTTTTTGAAGTTTGAGCCAGGAACCGAATTTGTTAAAAACATGAAGAATCAGGTGCTGTTTCAAAACAAGAATGGAAACCATGAAATAGCAAATTTGTACCACGCAGAATGCTGCAAATTGAAGGACTTTGTGTCTTGGGTGCAGTGCGCATCTCCTTTGAACCAATCGCATCCAATCCAAAATAAAAACATTGCACTCATGATTTACGGACAATTCAGAAGTTATGCAGCTAATTTGAGAGAAAATGTGCGAATGCTTGCACCACTATTGAAGGACCACGTGGTGCACGTGTTTGTCTTGAGCAATAAATTGGCAGCGGGGAATTATTCCGAACAAAATGAACGCGAAATCAGAGGCATTTTTGACGAATTTGGATTCAACATCTGTTTATTTGAGTATGTGGAGAATTTGGACAGTGTTCATGTCAAAAATGAACGAGCGACGCATGATTCCTATTTCGCCAGTCTGCAAAACAATGATGGCGTGAACAATGAATTCATCCCAGCAATCATGTATCGCAAATTCGCACTGAACAAACTCAAAAATGAGTATTGCAAACGGCACAACATTGACATTGACCTGCATGTGTTTGGCAGGTTGTTTGACGTCATCATCAAGCATCCTATGCATCCCATGCAGGAATCCTCGCTGTCGGACAACGTGATGCGCATTCAATACGAAATAAACAAATTGACGGTTTGTTCATCGGATGCATTGACGGTGCTGGGGTCATCCGATACGCTGTTCATTGGAACGTGCGAGCCAATGGATTATTTGTTTGAATGCAGTGTTTCACAGTTGAGAGGTCCTGAAATTTGGAACGATTCCGTGTTTTGTGATGCAATGATGCGCGCGGATTCGTGCTTGTGCATGAACCGGGCCACCTATTCGCCCGAGGTGCAATACATTGCACGCGTGCATTACAGCAAATTCAAATATAAGAACATCCGGTTTGATTTCAATAATCCCGAATCCACTGAAAATGACTTAACACTGTATGACATACGACTTGACCCGAATAGATTGATGCCCTAAACACGTCAATCAATGCAATTTCAACAATATTGTTAATAATATTGTTAAAACTGTGCATTTTTTATCACGCATGAATATATCACAACAATACATACCCATTTATAAATAAATGGCATCGTCTTCCTCATCGTATTCGGAATATTTAGCGAATAAAACCATTTGCTGTTGTTCAAACACGGTGGAGGGACCACCTGGCCCACCTGGACCCAAAGGTGCAAATGGTGACGTAGGTGCAACCGGCGCAACGGGTGCGACTGGCGCAACTGGTGCAACTGGCGCAACTGGCGCAATTGGGCCAACTGGTGCCACGGGTCCTGCAGGACAGTCCGTGTCGTATTACAATTATCGGGCGGATGTGCCGCCGCCGTCAACAAATA